GGATACTCATTAATATCGAGAATCATCGTTTTTGTTGGGCTTTTGATCGATTCAATCCCATTGCGTGCGTGGACGTGAAACGCGAGGGCGGGGAGGCGCGGGGTCACCACCCATACCCACTGTATATATAATATATGGGTCTGATAGTTTTCTGACCAAAACCCAAAAACACTTAGCCCGGGGTGTCGTTATAGTATATACTCACAAAGCAATGTCGGAATTGATCAGAAACTTGAAAGAAGCGATGGAAGAGATGGCGAAAACAGGCAACGAGAAGGGGGTAATAATCCTTGAGAACGCAATTGAGCAGGCGAACAGGTTAGTTACTGACAAACAGGTATCAGGGTAGCGAATGAACCGGGGTTTTTCTATTCTGGAACTGCTAATGGTGTGCGTTATTATCGCTTTATTGGTGTCGATGCTGTTATCCGCTGTGGCGAATGCAAGTAAACAGGCGCAGAAGGTGGCATGCCGGGTAGTAACAAGATCATACGTTATGGGATTTTCAGAAAAGCAGGGAAAGCTGTTAATCACGATCCCTCAGGAAGCGAACTGCCATGAGTGTCACAAGCCCCGGTACAATGCTGGGCTCTATCTGGACACTATAGACTCAAGAAGGCCGTGAGTAGGTCAAAACACGCGGCTGAGAGCCTCGCAAACGTAGGCACGGGCTACCTGATTAACCTAGCTCTGGTTTATTTCCTGATGCACACCCTCGGTTACGAGATTAAGATGCATGAGAATGCCGGGGTGGGGGCTATAATGGCCTGTGTTGCGTTCGTTAGGGGGTACTGGATACGCAAATTATTCCACAGGTTCCTTGGGTAGAGGCAACACTAGCGTCGGCGGCGGGTTTTTCTTTTGGCTGGGGTGGGTTTCTTCCTTACGCGGAGTAAAGCTGCCCACCATTTGAAGGCTTCAGGGTTTTCTCTCCAAGTAGCGCAGAGCCCATTTGCCAGTCGGTTGGTTAGATTCTCCTCATCTGCTGAGTTTATCCCCATCCCGTAGTTAATAGCGTGAATAACTTCGTGGAGGAAGGTGTTGGCTAGGGCCGTCCTTGGTTGATCCTCGGTTACGTATATGGTTAGGGTTGAGAAGTCGCACCACCCGAGCTTGTCCCCCCCGGAATCATCTGTGTCCGTCCACTTGACCTTGTAGTCCATTCCCAGAATGCTTAATAAAGACGGCTTCATCAGTTGTTTTCCGGGTTTTTAATCCAAGGTAGAAGACGGTCATCGCTGTACAGTTCGCTATGAAGCTGAACCAAGGTGCACAGCCTACCTAGAAGAAAGGCCCCTTGGGGAGGGAAGAACGAGGTTACTTCCAGTGCATTTACGGAGTTAATCTCCAGCGACGTAATCCCTTTTTTGTTGAGGTGGGCTGCGATTATGCCGTGAAGGCAGGTGATCTCTTCCTCAAGCTGATCCCGATCCGTTATTTCCAGCGGTTCGTTAAGATCATGGTAAGTATGGCCCCGTAATTGCATATATCAACGGCTGTATCCTCTAGTGATTCGTCCTTAACCTCTGCTCCTGTGCCTTTTATTTTCTTCAGGCTCAGGTTCAGCATTCGCTGAATCTTATCATTTAACCGTATGGCAACGCCAATGGCGTTCATTTCTTGGGATTCAGAGAAGGCAATGTTCTTGGAGCCGTAATCATGTTGCTTTCTGTCGAACAACTTCACCGCATCCAGAGCCACCTTCAGGCGTTCCTCTCCCATTGCTGTCTTCAGACCCAGTTGTTTCTTCAGTTGGAGTAGGGTGTTTGCGTCCACTTGGGGTGGAGTTAAGGAATGGAGATCATTCATGTCGTTGGTGCGGAGTCTTGGGGGGTGTTGCCATTGCTTAGCATCTCGTGGGTATCCACCACAGACCACAGGGTTTGATCGAGGACGCGAATGTCGTGATCCGGGCAGTCTTCCCTGTGCTTCCTGATGGAAGCCAGCAGCTTGTTAATGACCGACTGCTTCTCAGCTATCAGGTCTTCCTCGTCCATTATTGGTTGTTTTCCCATTTTAAATTTAAGTCTCCCCACCGAAAACGATTAGCTAAGTCCTGATTGTTCCTGATCCCGATGTTGCCCAGCATCAGGAAAGCACAAGACACCGATCCCTGACGGCAGGGAAACTCCCCCGGCACTCGCCAAGGTGAATGGGGCAGTAAGTGAAGTGTTCACTGCTCACGGAGCATGCCTCATTCAAAGTGAAAAGCGGGGGTTTTCAAGGACAGGAGGAGCTAAGTAAACCTGTCGTTCGGAGATATTACCTCCGACACCATTCCCCCACTAGATTGCTAGAACGCGGGCTGCTCTTCAGGGTCAGCCGGGGGAACACTGTTCAGTACCCCGATGTCACCAAAGACCTTCAGCTTTGCCTTGGTAACGCCGTCCTTGGATTCATACGTGTCGCTCTGCACGCGCCCGGTGGCGTACACCGGGACTCCATCTTTCAGGCTATCTGCCTTATCCACGTTCCTTTCACCAAAACCCATAAAGTCCCAGTACGTGGAGTAAGTTTGCCCGTCTTTTCCTTGCTCTTCCGTGACTACCGTTCCAACGAGGAACGGGTTACCGTTCTTCTGTGATGTCAGAACCTTGCTGTCACGAACCATCCTACCTGCTATTGCTACACTATTCATAATGATGTTTATATACGTTTCTGCGTTTTTTATTAGTAATGCCCTAACCTTGGCGATGGCACTGATTTCGATTTGTTGGACGCGCTGTCTGGAGATACCCATTTCCTCAGACACTTGTGCCTGAGTCTTAACGGTGTTTAAGTCGAGTAGCCCCCTTTCTGTGCTTCCATATTCTCTTAGCAGTACCCCTCTGTTCCTATGGTCAAGGATACAGCGCAGGCAAATTTCCACAGGTTTCAAGAGAGGGGAGAAATGAACTCTCCCGCAAACTAGACACGAATAGAAACTACCGTTGCCTGAAGGACAATTTATCGAGAAGTGTGACATTGTCAAACACTTAATTACATTTAATTTGCAAGTTGGAGAGAACTAGAAATACAGACGCGGTTTATATTATGAAAATCCCATCTCAGGGACGGGAGTAATAAGTATTGTGACTTATTCGATTAGGCTGTCTGACCTTCGTATCCTTATTCGGTAACTAGTTTGGGGACAGCACCCCCTTAGGAAACATACGTTTCCTTTATTCCTGCTGATAAGCCCTTTTCCCAATCCGACCCCCCGTTGTTTCGAGTGGCGGCTAGGACGTTACCAGTCCTTGGCTCTTAACCTAGTCTCCTTGGCGTTGCAGGCTGGGATTTATCATCTGGTCTGCCCTTCCTTCTTCGTATAACTGAGTCTGGTGACAGCACTATCATATCCTCGACGCCGCGTGCAACCGATGTAACGTGTAAGTTTCCTCACTTGGATATGCCCTTTTTACGGTCTTGGGGGTCGCTAAAGAGTTAGTCACGCTTCAATGCCCTGCCAAGAAAACCTATGTCAGAAAAAGGGTTAACTTAACCTTTGCAGGATGTCAAACAATTAAATACAATGTGGCACAGAGTGGAGCATACTGAATTTCATGTTGAAAGGAAAGGAAACGAATGGTGGGTGATGAGCAAGACCCCGGGGCTACCGGGAGCACACCCAGTGGGGCAGAGGTTTGTCCAGATGCAGTTCGGCCCGGTGCTGAAGGTGGTTCACCCGGAGGAGGCGTCAGCGATCAGGGAGATGGAGTGGCTGGAGGAGCACAGGAGGAAAACCTCCAAGCAAAGGGGGAAGTTTTCGAGAAGGAGGAAGCGAGCCACTTCATCAACTACGTAGCCACAAGGGTCGGAGCCAAGCCCAGCGTGATGAAGGCGGTTTGGGCCGCGATCATTCAGGAGGCCCCGGCTTACTTACTGGAGGAGCAGCGCACCATTAACATGGGGTTTGTTGATTTGACAGCAGTTCCGTACAGGGAGAACTGGAAACAGATTCAGCATGCGAAATTCCCGAAGCTAGTTCCGTCCCTGAAAAAGGTTCCCAGAGAGATGGCAGGGGCGTACCTGTTTAACGTAGGCTGGGATGCCGAGCTCCTTAACTCTGAGCTTTGTGAGTTTCATAGGAACGGAGGGCACTTCGGCTGGACGCTTGAAACCAGAACAAAGAGGCAGTGGGATGTGATCACATACGAATATGAAAGAAAACAGAAGGAAAGGCTCGGGGCAAGCCGATATGCCAAGAGGTGGATCAAGGCGGTTAACCGGGTCGCAGGTAGAATACTTAGGTACTTTATAAATTATGTGGCGAAAACATCTATTCCGTGCGCGGCAATTCGTGACGGCGGCAACAAAAGGGGCAATTATCTTGTGCCACACGTCCCGAGAGGGAAGGTGCGCCCAACGGCTCCTGAACACCATACGATTTATGCTGTCAGCGATGCTCAGCACGGAGAAATTAAATCCCCAGAAATCGCGCTTGTACAAGGGGAGATTAAGGAAGTGCCTCCAGTGCCCATTATTCCATCCACGCCTAAAGACGTGTGGCAGCGCGGAGACAATAGATGACCAAGGTGAGCCTATGGGCTGCCTGTGTTTTATGCCATTAAAGGCAAAATTCAGCGTAGATTGCTGGTTGCGAGAAAATGAAGACAGATACGGGCCAATCGCCAGAGAATATGGATGGGGAAATCACCTTAGAAACAACTAGCCCTCCAATCGAGGTAGGCAAAGCCAAGGTTGAAGGCGAGTCGGTTTCAGATCAGGACATCAACGAGGCTGCCAAGGAGCTTGGGTTGTCCAAGATTAGGGCTGTGACACTCAAGAAGCTCCGTGATGTCGGGATAGCTGCTGAGCAGTTCGGGGCTATCAAGGTTGCGCTCGGGCGGGTGATGGTTTCCGATGACAGGTTGGATCGGCTGATGGATGTGGTGCTTGAGGTAGCTGAAGGGTCGGACGATGTGGACACTAGGGTAAAAGCTGCCGTAGCAGGATCGTCAATCTCTCAACAGATTAGCAAGAACGCTGATCTGGTTTACAGGATGCAATCCGGGAACATGATTCAGGCTGGGGACAAGAGAAAGTTTCAGTCTATGGGGCCTGATCACATTGTTGTCCCGGTTCAGTCTAACGTGCAGGTCAATTTGTCTAAAACAGCGGAAACCTGATAAAATACGCCGTATGGCGTTACAGGGCCTTCGCAGGTTTAACTCGCAGAGAGACAGGGATAAAGCAGTGGCAGCATCTGTTGCCCGCTCAAGGGCTGTCCCTGTAGGCAAAACTCTTTCAGGAACTAAATCTGAATTAAAATCCATTCTCGGCATTGAAGGGGACGCTGTCGGAACGCTAAACGAACAAGAACTACACACTAAAACACTTAATGGAGGATTTTTCTAATGGCTAATGTACTAAAAATTAAACGCAGTGACA